TTTCCACTGGACCTTGAAATCCATAAAATATCTGTGCCATGATTTGTCAACGTCATATAGATAAGGTATTACAGTTTCTTCGCTGGACCATGAGATGACGTCAGGAGACATATCGAAATGTTTCATGCAGTGCCGCTCCCACAAACTTCTGTAAAACACCTGCGTCGGATCGCCTTTGTATTTGGTTTTGTTTTTTACTCGATACTTTCCAGAATACGCCATAAATTATGCTATAAATAAACTAAATGCATTAATATTTATTGGAAGTGTTAGATGGCAGTCACAGATCCAGAACTCCTGCCAGGAGAGTATGATTTTGAATATTATTCTTCTACATCGGCAGACGATGCATCGGCAGACGATGTTGCCTCCGAAGATGTAAAGCAAAAGGAATACTATTACCCTTTAGATTTAAATGATTCTTATCCTGGGGTTATTACTTTCCAAGCGCGTAAAATTCCTGGTGAGGATATCGGTTCTTTATTTGGATCAGGTATAGAAGCGATCAAAAATTTAGGCAATGATGTATTTGAATTTTTTACCGCCGGAAGTAATTTTGATGCCACATCTAAAGCAGTAGAAATAATCACCGGCGAAGAATTGACAGAAGAAGATAGAAATAAGGTGGTCAATAAAGACGGCACTTTGGACCAATCAGAACTATATAAAATTGCTCTTAACAAGTTAAGAGAAGCAGGGGAAAATGTCGGGACTATGATAAAGGGCACACCTGAATCACAACCTGTCGTAGTGAATGACTTGTTAAATGAGGGTGTGATCGTAGGTAATGTTAAGTTGCCCCTACCTGCAGACCTGAGAATAGTAGATCAATTAACATATTCAGGAGAAGCAAGTTTAGGAATTATCGGTGGATTTGCTGAAGCCGGTGTTTCAAACAGCACCGGCGCTATAACACAGTCGATGAAAAGCGCAAAAATGATGGGTCAAGCACTGTTTACTAGCAAAGCAAGCAAAGAAATTTCTTCCCTTGTTTTAAATGGAATTAAAAACTTTCCTTTTGTCCCAGACGCAGTCGGTCAAGGTGCAAGTAGCGCATCAAGAATAGCGACTAACCCGAATATAAGAAACTTGTTTGAAAAAGTTGCTTTAAGAAATTTTACGTTTACTTTTAAAATGGTTCCGACCTCTCGTTCAGAAAACGAAATGATTAATAATTTAATTAAATTTTTTAGGGTAAATTCTTATCCAGAAACAATATCAGCCGGGGGAATCCCTGTTGGATATGTGTATCCTAACGTGTTTGATATTAAACTAGAATACAGAACTAAACGAGTAGCAACAAAACTTCTCCCTTGTTATCTTAGAACGGTTACTGCTGCGTATAATCCTACTGGTGCAGGAATGCATGATGATGGCGGATTTAACGAATACGAAATTTCTTTAGACTTCCAAGAAGTATTGACCCTGGACAGGAAGAAGATAGAGGAAGGATATTAATATGTATTTTAAAAATTTTCCTATTATTGGTTATGAGTTCGGCGATAGTAATGAATCTGCGTTTATACAAAATTTATCTTCTTATGTTGATGTTATAGACAGACTTAAAGATAACATCAACACATATTCGTTCTACGAAATTAAAGACTTTGATCGACCAGACAGTTTATCTGGTAGGTTATATGGTGATGACAAATATTATTGGACCTTTTATTTGATGAACGACACAATAAAAGAGCAAGGATGGCCACAAACTAATCAAGATATCTACGATTATGCGATCAAAGCATATCCTGATTGGAGCGCAGACTTTGATACTGGTGCGGTTTTGCAGGACACAATAACAATCGCATCAAACGTTTCTAAGTTGTATCCTAACGGAACTGCAGTTAAAATCGTTCGTACAGTTGGCGCGGATATAAGCGGAACCGTCGTAAGAACTAATTTAGAAGTTGGAGAAATAATTATAAAATCTGACTTTGCTTCTGTAAACGATACTTACACTGCGATCAAATACACTGATGGATCGAATCAATTCTCGATAAATGATCTTGTTTACGAATACAACGGAACACATCATTTTACTGATACGGATGGTAATCAAGCTGGGTTGGTTGATGATGTTGGAACTAAAGTCATAGTAACAAACTTAGAAAATATGGTTTCTGAAAACGATTTATTAAAACGAATCAAGATAATTAAAAAATCTGAAATTGAAACTATCGTTGCACAATTCAACAGACTCATTAAAAACTAATGCTATCAAACGATCATATAATTTCTGAAGCTCTGTTGTCATCTACTGCTTTGCCTGATTATGAAATTGACCTGAAAGGCAATGTCATAGGGATGACGTTGTTTGAGAATGTATTAAATCCGTATGTTCACGGAACTATTATTGTCGTTGATGATTTCAATTTACGCGATACAATGATTTTACAAGGCACCGAAACTATAAAAATTTCTATCAAAGACCAAGAAACTGATGAAGTGGTCTCAGAAAAAAGATTTATAGTTTCTAATATTGAATCTCAAGTGGCGTTAACAGATAATTCTGATGCGCTGCTTTTACACATTGTTGAAGATTTTTTCTTTGCATCTACACTAAATCGGATTAGTAAATCTTATTCAGGTTCTCTCGATAATATTATTTCTCAGATTTTAGATAACGAATTAAGTACAAAGTTAAAAACGTTTGCATATTTTCCGAGCTCTCAGGGTGTCAGAAAAGTTGTTATACCTTATATGACTCCTTTAGAATCTTGCATTTGGTTGATCAAAAGAATATCAACAAGAGAAGGATTACCATTTTATTTGTATGGTTCTATCTTTGATAAGAATGCAGTTAGAATTTCTTCTGTTAATGCTCTTTTACGACTTCCGCCTGTAAATGAAAAATTTCCAGCAAACTATACTGGTTCATATTCAGGTGTAATTAACAGTCAAAAAAGAAAATTAACAGAAATTTATGACGTTAAACAAGTGAATAATGAAAACACTATTGGCATGATTGAACGAGCCGGATACGGATCTTCTTATAACACCATTGATTTGAACAAAGGTATAAACGAAGACACGCATTTTTCAATTAGAAATATAATCGATCAACTTGTTATTGATGGTGTTGTACGATCAGATTATGTTTCTAATGCATTCGACCCTAGATTAAATGTTTTGGGAAAATTTGCTGATGAGTATAATGCAAGGCATATACATCAGGTTAATATCGGAAAAACATATAAACAATTCTATAACTATCATGAAAACATTGAAAACAATAAGATGACAAGCGAAATAATAAAAACAATGTTGAATAGAAACATTATTAATTTTTCTATGAATTCATATTTATTTTTAAATTCCAGTACTAAAGTTTCTGTTGGAAATAAACTCCGTCTTAATTTTTTAAACAACGATCTTTCTGCAGAGAATTCAGAAGCAACTTTTGATAAAAGAAAATCTGGTGATTTTCTGCTTTTAGCATTAAGACACGATTTCGGAAAGACGGAAAACACAACATCAGCAACTGCTGCTAAAGTTGATAACACGTTATGATAAGAAACACAATACAAACAGATTTTTATGGAGACGATATTCGCTGGTTTGTCGGGATAGTTATTAATGCTACACCGCCGGATGGGTTTGAGGGGAAGGTCAAAGTAAGAATACACGGTATTCATAATAGCAGCACTGCTGATGTTCCGGAATCGGATATACCATGGGCATCTGTTGTTTTGCCTGTGACTGAGGGCGGAGTTTCTGGGATAGGAAAGATTCCTCAAATATTACCAGGGGCGCAAGTTTTTGGTGTATTTGCTGACGGCATCTCATCGCAACTTCCGATTGTTCTGGGTTCAATTCCTAGGGACGAATTTCCATCAACGCTACAAAAGAATATCGTTTATTCTTCAGAAGAAAATTATTTCGTAAACCAAACTTCTCTAAGTAACCCTGTAATGACTCCATTAAAAGACGACAGTGTTATTAAATCAAAAAATCAATTACGAAGACATCAAGGAATGAAGTTCTTTATTGATAACGGTTATTCATTAATACATGCCGCCGCTATCGTAGGAAACTTAGAAAAAAAATCTAACTACATTTTGTTTTCTGAAACATCTGACACCGTTGGTATTGCTGGGTGGAAGAAAACTCAGCAAATAGGTTCTCGTTTTGCTAACCTGATTGATTTTTGTAAAGAGTTGACACCTTCTGAATACTTCATAACATATTCTGCTCAATTAAAATTTGTTCTGTACGAGTTGAGAAATTCTTTTTCTAAAGCGAACCGTAAATTATTACAAACAAATAAAGTTGATGATGGTGCGGACATCATATCAAAATACTACATACTAGATACGCAATTGAATGCTAAACTGAACGCGCAAAATGCATATGATGAGGTTATTGCTTTATGAGTGAAATAGATTTAAATCAAAAAGCAGATGAAGCAAAAACTGATGCTGAAGATAATGTTAAAGAAACTGCTTCAGAAATTAAAGATCAAATAAAATCTGTAGGAGAAGACGCAGCAAAAGAAGTTAAAGACGCAGCTGCGAATGTAGAATCTGCCGCGAAAGATGCTATTGAAGGTGCTATAGGTGACGTCGCGGGGCAGGTTAAAGGCGGACTAGAAACTTTATCTCAAACAAAAGATCAAGTTAAAAACCTTTTACAGAATAAAGATGTAGAAGGTATGCTCAGCGGCGAAATTTCTGCCGTAGATAAAATGAAAAATGCAGTTGCATCTGCCGCTTTAATGGGCGCGTTGTCAATGAAAGTTGACAACAAAATTAACATATCGTTTTCTGAACCCGACGAGTACGGCAATATTTTTCCCGTCATAGAAGGAATAGAACCAGATCCCGCCGAAGAAAACCTTGAGAACATAATTAACTTGATAACTGGCATGGGCGAACAAGATCCTGCCGATTTAAAAAAATTCTTATCTATGGGTTCTCCTGCGGGTCTTAAAGATACCCTAGACAACGTTAAAGGAAAGATTGGTGGGATTGCTCGAAGCGCATCTCAAATCGCAGCGACTGCTCAAAGTTTTGCGGATAATTCAATTTCTAAATTAACAGCAGCTAAAAACTCATCATCGCCTTATCAATCTACAATTAAGAGAATCGCTGGTGACTCTGCGGGTGGCACCATTGCAGATGGTACGGCTGACTCATATAGTATAGAACCTTTAACTTTTGGATCTACATCTCTAAGTAAAGATTCTGATTTTGATCTACAAATTGCAAACAAAACAGCACAAGTATCAGACATATCTACTCTTTTAAATGTAAATGAAGAAGCATCAATAAAAGAAAAAGAGTTGTCTGATAACCTAGAAGAACTTTCTGATTTCAAAGAAAGTCAAACATTATTAAATTCTTTACAGAACGGATCTTCAGAAAATAACGAACTTACTGCAAGGGCAGAAGAATATAGAAAAATAATTTCAAAAAGATTATCGAACAATTCACCAAGAGGAATCCTTGAAGGATTAAATATTAAATTAGCATCAACTGTTATTGCTGATATAAAAAAGATTGCTCCAGAAATTTCTGATGATGACTTGAACACCGTTATTGATTTGTCTCAGGGCGACATTGCTGATTTTTCTGACGCGATACAATTATTATCAACAAACAGTAGCGAAACTTATGACGTTATCTATTCTACATTACGAGCAGTCGACACTAGCATTACCTCAGTAAACGCTCCCTTGATTCCAGAAACTGTTTTTTCTAAACCATATAAAGTTGGACAACCTAAAGCAGATTTTTCTTACATATCGAGCGTAGAAGAATTGACTGGTGAATTTAAAGTTATGGAACGCGAGGTCACTGAAATAGTAGTCCATTGGACCGAAACATATACAAATAAAAATATCGGATCTGAAGAAATAGAAGAATATCAAAAATCCCTCGGACTAGAATCAATTGGATATCATTTGGTTATTCGCAGAGACGGTTCTATTCAAAGAGGCAGACCTTTTTCTTCAGAAGGTGAACATACTGCAAGTCGTAATAAATACACATTAGGTGTGGTTTTTGTAGGCGGAATTAACGCGCCCTCAGGAACGGAAAATCCAGAAAATTTTATTTCTGTTAAGTCATTAACTGTCAGCCAGTTTAAAAGTTTTGATGCTATATGCCGAGCATTTTACAGTAAAGTTCCTTCTGGTCAAATTATTGGACATAATGATATTGACGATGAAGAAGAAGATCCTGGGTTTGATGTTATTGCTTATACTGCAGCAAAATTTTTGAAAGGTTCTGTATATAATGACCCCAAAACAGAGGGACCGTATTCGATATCAGAACTGAATAATAAGAGAAGTTTCTCATGACAAATAAAAAAGATTCTTTTAAACAACGTAAAGAAGCTGAGTTATCTGGTATCGAAGAAACCAGAGGAATTCCACAAGATGGGTTTGCCGACCCGAACGGTGAGTTCCCTAAACGAGATTATTTTTATGGTCCGGGAATATCGAAAACGTCTCGAGGCGAAGAAATAAATTCGCTATATTTTACTGGCGGAGATTATGGCGTAGATGTTTCTGTAGCAGAACAAATTCCTTCATCATACCCATTAAATCAAGTACAGGAAACACCGAGCGGTCACGTCATAGAAATAGACGACACTCCTGGTGGTGAAAAAATATTACTTAAACATAAATCTGGTTCTGGTGTTGAGTTCCGTGCAGACGGTAGTTTAGTTTTCTCTAGTAAGAATAAAAAGGTTTCTATGACAGGCGGCGATGATGTCGTAATCGTAGAAGGCGAAGCGACTCTGGTGTATAAAGGTAATTTAAATATCAGAGTCGACGGTGACTTCAATGTTGACGTTGATGGCAATTATAATTTAAATGTTGCTGGAGATAAAACCGAAAACATAAAAGGAAGGCACAATAAAACAGTTGATCGCGATCAAAATTATACTGTTCGAGGAGTTGTCGGTCAACAAATTGGACAAGATTATGTCCAAACAGTGGGAAAGAGATCAACAGTTTCCATAGGCGGTGACTCTCGATTATTCATAGATGGTAATCTTGACATGGGAGTGTCAAAAAGGTTGCAAATGACTAGTCAAGAAAAATTAATTTTCGCTTCGCAAAAAACGCAAATGACTTCAGAAGTTTTAACAATAAATGCGTTAAAAGGCACCATAGGTGGTGATGACGTAGAGCATTATGGGAATATATTTAAAGGAACAGGATCGAGTTCTTGGGGCGCTAGTGATGCTGTCTTTTTTGGCAGGTTAATCGGGTCAGCGCAACAGGCGGATAATGCGCTTCACGCAATTCAAGCAGATAATGCAACTCTTGCTCAAGGTGCATTAGTAACAGGATCAACATCTGTTGTTACAGTGGATAATGTTTCTAGTCCCAAGGTTGTAGTTGCGCCCTTCCAATTGCCCGAGGCACCTGCGCCTAATTTAGCATATCCCACACCGGTAGCGCCGTCTTCTCCTGAATCATATCCCCCTGTTGGATTGATCGTTAATCTAATGCTTGACGCCCGATCCACTGGAATTTTTGAAGTTCAGTTTCCAAAGAAATTTCAAGAACTCATACGATTGGTTGACGATTATAAAGGCGCATTTATTAATAAACCGACTATACATGAAGTTCGATCAAAGTTGAGAGATCCTCAGTGGAGGGGCAACGGTGAATTGACTAGTAAACTGGTGGGAGAAGCAAGACTTTCTAAATCTTGGGCAGAAAACAGTCCTCCTAAAATCGGTCGAACCGCAAATAAAAACGGAACCATTCGATTCGGTGAAGAATTAATCGGAAACAATCCAGCAGATAACAGAAGCAAAAGGTTCGTATTGAAATGATAATCCCAGTTGATCCAAAATATAACCCGAACCTTAAAATTACTATATCGTCTTCAACAGAACTTGGTCCTGGAATTAGATGTGCTAAATTTTTAGGTGCCCGAGGTTCTAGAACCCAGTTTGAAAAATTATATAATAAAGGTTTTACAGGAGAAGCGGACAGAAGGCAAATTGCTAGGAATTTATATCTTCACGCTGAAGCAATGAACTTAGTAAAAGAAACGCGAGCATTCAAAGATTATCGTTTAATTGTTTCTGAAGGAATATATGAGCCGACTCCTCAATTTGAATACAGTCGAGGTCCTAAAACAGTTACAATAACTCGTTCGCTGACTTATGAAGAAGAACAATCTTTAGCGGTGCAGTTATCTAATCCTGAAGAATACGAAAAAATTATTGCCGAATTGGATGCGCAGGTCGAAACAAAAGAAATCCCTAATGGATTGATTTCAAAATATGTAGGAGAAACACCTACCGGTGTAAACGATCTTAAGAGAACAGGAAGGGCGGTTGTATATCAACTAATCGATAAGAACGGAAGAACTGATTCTTCAAAAACATTTGACTTAGCAGTCTTTTGGAAAGATTATTTAAACTATGATAAACTGACTTTAGACTATGATACTTATGATATTAGCGGCGCATTAACTTCTCAGATCATATTGGAAATGCCTGAAGTTCCTTACTCCTATGAAGTTTCTTTTGGCAAAAAACTTGAAACATATTTTAATGGTGCTTTACAGTCTAAAGCAGATTTAGTTGAAATTTTAAGTAAGTAACCATATAAATAATCAGTATGGCAAAGATACTATCATCAGAAGATAATAACTTAACTAGCAGCATTGCTGTTGCTAGAAACGTTTCGTATAAAGATATAGATCTTACTCTTAGTATCTTTGATGACACAGGAGACATATATACTAAATCTGATGCCGCTGCTGTAAAGCAGTCGGTTAAAACTCTGATGTTAACAGATTCGTTTGAAAGACCTTTCCGAAAAGATTTGGGAGCCGGGTTGGATGCTATTTTATTTAATTCAACTTCGGGTAATAGCGAATCTGATTTAAGAGAAAGGATTGTAAGAACAATAACCAAATACGAACCCAGAGCAATTATAAATTCTGTCAGGGTGAATTCTTCTAAAGATAATAATACAGTTTCAGTGAGATTAGAATTTAGAGTTAAAAATTTTAATGCAACTGAAGTAATAGAAACCACGCTTTCTAGGTTAAGATAAAAATGGCAAAAACAATAATCAAATCTACTGGATTAGACATTACGTCTATCAAAAACAATCTTAAACAATCTCTGCAACAAACAGACGAGTTTAAAGATTACAATTTTGAAGCTTCAGGGTTAGCGGCATTATTGGACGTTCTTTCGTATAACACTCATTTCAATGCATTGACTGCTAATTATGCATTAAACGAATCATTTTTAACAACAGCGCAACTTAGGTCTTCGGTTATTGGATTAGCGGGATCAATAGGATATATTGCTGGTTCCAGAAAATCTTCTTCTGGTATTGTTGAACTAAAAGTAACGGATAACGGATCTCCTTCTGAAATTGTTATGCCTAAAGGAACTTCTTTTTCCGCCGCAGCGCGAGGAAAAGCATATACTTTTAAAACAACTGAGACATTAACAGCAAAAATTGCTGACGCGGTTGCTAATGTATATACATTCAAAGATAATCTCGGTTCATCAAAAATTAAAATATCTGAAGGCACAACTAAAATAAAATCTTTTATTGCAAAAGATTCTACAGCAGATGATATATACATTATTCCTGACGAAACTATGGATACTAATAGTGTTATTGTTAGAGTCTATCCATCCCCCGCTTCTTCTGAATATGTCACGTACACGAACATATATTCTTCAACGTCAATAAATTCACAAAGTACCATTTACGTCTTGCGAGAATCGCCTAATGGTTTTTTCGAAATGTCTTTTGGTAATGGTTCTAATTTGGGTTTAGCACCTGCTGCTGGTTCTAAAATTGAGATAGAATATCTTTCAACAGTCGGTCCTCAAGCAAATGAAGCAAGAGTTTTTGTACCAAGCGCACTTTTAAACGGACTCACAATAAATTGTACTACGTTATCGAACTCTTCTGGCGGATTGTCAAAAGAAGGCATTGAATCGATACGAAAAAATGCTCCGTTTTTATATGCTGCTCAAAACAGAATGGTTACTGCCGATGATTATGCTGCTATCGCACAAAGAAATTTTGATGGGTTTATTGAAGAAGTAAAGGCATGGGGCGGCGAAGACAATGTTCCTCCTAAATATGGCGCAGTATATTTGTCTATTGATTTTTTCGATAATATAGATTCTATTACAAAACAACAAGTAAAAGATGACATAATAAAATTAGCATCAGATATATCCGTTGCTTCTTTCGATATTGAATATACCGATCCAATCATAACTTACTTGGAATTGTTTACTGAGTTTCAATGGAACCCAAAACTAACATCAAGTCAACAATCAGATGTAGAACAGCAAGCAAAAACTAAAATTTTAAACTTTTTGAGTTCTGGATTAGGAACGTTTGATAAGTCTTTTAGGAAATCTTTACTTCTATCGGAATTAGATACTTCCGATGCTTCTATTTTGTCAAGTAAGACTTCTGTTAGTTTGCAGCAACGATTCGTGCCGGACGTTTCTTTAACTAAAGATTATTCAATTATTTTCCCGACATCAATTGCTGTCCCGACAAAAGAAATTCCAGTATTATCTTCTAGTAATTTCACCTATAATGGTGTTCTGTGTTCTTTGGTGAATAGAAATGCTTCCACAATAGTTGATATAATTACTATTGCAACCGGAAAAACTTTAGTCGCTAATGTCGGGTCCATAAATGTTTCTACCGGAGAAATTACTTTAGTTGGATTTTCCCCTAGTTCGTTTGCCGGAACTTACATAAGAATTACTGTTAAACCTGCAGATGAATCTGCGATCACGCCAGTAAGAAATAACATATTGGAATATGATTCTCAAAGTTCTACGGCAAGAGCAATCATAACCAGCTCAGTATAAATAAAAAGAAAGAAAGAAAGAGAAATAGATAATGGGTAAAGCAACATATCAATTTAACAGTCATGTAATGAGTCTGTTAGACAGCGATGTTTCTCAGTTAGGTGGAAATAGGTTTTATGTTGCATTAAGCAAATCCGATGCCTGGATCGGGGGAGTTGTTCCTACCGTAGACAATTCACTTTTTTCTCAGAGAGAGTTTAGAAATAAAATGCAGGCAGTTAAACGTGTGTCTGCTGCTTCGTTTGTCATTCCTCGTGTTAACTGGACATTATCAACAGCATATAATGCTTATGATGATAGGAATGAATCTCAAATAAATTTTTATGTTGTAAACAGTTTATTTGAAGTTTTTATTTGCATAGAGGCACCTATCGATACTTCAGGTTCAATTACTCTATCGACTATAGAGCCGACCAAAGCATTGAGTGTTGCTGCACATCCAAATAATCCAGCAAAATCTTTTAAGACTAGCGATGGATATATTTGGAGATACATGTATAAGATGAGCGCCTATGCGCGAGCAACGTTTTTATCAGCTGAATGGATGCCTGTTAAAGAAATCGGTTCTAGTCCATCAATTTTAGAGGAAGTTGAACAGTTAGCATTGCAAGACAGTGCTGTCTCTGGAGAAATTATAAACTTGCAAGTAGTGTCCGGGGGTTCTGGATACGGTTCTGCTCCGACAGTAAACGTCTCGCCGTCTACTTCTACTGCTTCTTTTACTTCTGCAATTTACAACAACGCAGTTTATAAAATTAATTTAGATACAGATGGAAGCGGATTTATATCACACGGTTCTTCTGCAGATAATTCAATAGCAACAGTCACGGGAAATGCTATCATAAAAACAGTACAGGGTCCGCACGATGGGTTGAATAAAAATCCAGTAGAATCTTTAAAGGCAAAAAGCTTGGCTGTTAGAGCAGTTATTGATGGAGATGAAGAGTCAGAAGGCGTTCCTCAAATACGAATAGGCAATGATTACAAGCAATATGGTTTGCTTCTTAATCCGCTGCAATATGGTTCTTCTAATCCTTTTACTTCTAATGCGGGTAATGCATTAAAATCTTTGGTAGTAAACGACACTTCAAACCTTGTCCTTGATGATATTATAACACAGAGCGGAGGTAGTGTTTCTGGCGTTGCTGTTGATAAAGATGCAACTAATATCTGGTATTTTCAATCTGACTCAGGCGGTTATGAACCGTTTGCCGCAGGAACAATAAGTTATCAAACAGCACCAGACAGAACTGTAACAAGTACAAACAATCCAACCATAGATATCAACTCTGGAAAATTGTTATACATAGGTCATAGTGATGTGGTTACTGGTGTCACAAGAAACAACACACAATCAGACGAGATACGATTAATAATTAACCTAGAAGATTGCGAGTAAAAATATGGCAACCGATTTAACGCAAAATACATTCTCATCAACTTATAAAGATGATTGGGATAAAAATGATAACTATCACCGAATTCTATTCAATAGTGGTAGGGCATTGCAGGCGCGCGAATTAACTCAACTTCAAACTATTATGCAAGAAGAAATGGCGCGATTCGGCGGCAATATCTTTAAAGAAGGTTCGGCAGTATCTTTAGGTAAGAATCACATTGATGCAGAATATCAATATGTGAAATTAGTTGCGGGATCAAACCTATCTGGTATTAACGTTGGTGATGTATATCAAGGCGCGTCCACTTCGATTAAAGCAGAAGTCTTAGAAGTAAACGATACCACCGATACATTATATATCGCGTACATTGATGGAAACAATCAAATAAATCAAACTTTTCAAGACGGCGAAACTTTAAATGTTCAGGTCGGAACGGGAGGCAACCAAACTGTTTTTGCTACGTCAGCAACCGGTGCTGGTGTTAAATTTACTGTAGGTGAAGGTGATTTTTTTATAGCAGGTCACTTCGTACATGCCGTTCAACAGTCATTAATCGTTAGTCCTTATTCGCAGGATGCTAATGTTACTGTTGGTTTTAAAGTATCAGAACAAATTATCTCAGTAAACGATGATTCTGATTTATATGACAATCAAGGCGATCAGATTAATAACGCCAGTCCTGGTGCAGACAGATACCAAATAAATTTAACTCTGATAGATAAAGCAGACACAACCTCTACTGATATGTTTATTTTTCTTGCGCGTATCGAGAACGGAGTTATCGTACAAGAGATAGAACTTAATGATTCTTATGATGAGTTAGATGCATATCTAGCAACAAGGACTAAGGAAGAATCTGGAAACTATATTGTTTCTCCGTACAATATATCATATAACACCACAACAGTAGATACTAGTCCTGACCCTCAAACCAATTTCTTAGAACTTCATGTTGATGGTGGCCACGCTTATGTTAACGGATATCGAGCAGTAACTTCTAACACTTCACTTGTTATTCCTAAACCTCAAGAGTTTGTTTTAAATGAAGAAGAAGCTGTGGGCGCTTCTTATGGAAATTACTTCTTAGTTGATCTAGATGCTGGTGCCCTTGATCTTTCTGCTCTCGATTCTTTACTCTCATCTGGAACAACACCTACACACGAAGGAATTACTTTTTCCGGTGCAACGGGTACTTGTTTATTGCGCGGATTGGAAAGGGAAGGGACTAATCGTTTACGTGCTTATGTTTACAACGTTAAATTAACCGCTGGAACTGTCGCGGCAATAACAGATCTTAATTTTGCTGGAATTCAAATGCCGATCGCTGGAACTGAAGGTATTTTATATGAGGCAGGTTCCAACAATGCGTTCACTAAACTGACAAACAACAGACCGAAAACTGTAAAAGACAATACTATAACGCAAATAATTTCAAGAAC